TTTGCAGACACGCAACCGCCACGCCCTGGGTGTTGCTGTTCACGGCCTCGACCGTACCGGGGCTCTCCAAGACCACACCGAGGGGGTTGAACTTGGCTGCTCTCACGCTGGTCGTGGAGTTGCAGTACACGATCACGAAGTCCCCGGACGGCATCACGCCGACGTTGACAGCATTCGACGACACCGCCTCCACGGTTGTGATGGAGCCTTGCAGCGTGCCCACTGCGTTGAAGCGTGCGAACTTGACGCTGGTGCTGTCGGCGTACGCGACGACAAAGCCACCGTCGTTGAGCCCCACCACATCGACCGCGTCTAGCGTAAAGGCCAGAGTCGCGTTTTCGATCAACGTGGCCGTGCTGACAGCGGTGCCTGTGCTGTCGTAGACCCGGAAGTTGGGGTCGGAGTTGGTATCTCGCCAGACCACGACGAAGCCGCCGCTGGACAGAGATGCCACCGCGACAGATTGCAAACTCACGCCGGTGGCGATCTGGGTGTCGGACCCCTGGAGGTCGCCAGCGTTGTTGAAGCGACTGAAACGAACGTCGTCGGGGGTAGCCGTGTCGTTGGCGTACGCGACCACGAAGCCCCCTCCGGTGAGTCCGGCGACACCTACGCCGTAGCACGTTCCGCCGGGGTTGCTGATGGAGGTTGCGGCCTTAACGGATCCGCCGGCCGTGTCGCGAACCGTGAAGCCGAGAACGCCGCTGGTATACCCGTAGGCGACAACAAAGTTGCCGTCGGTCAACGCAGCGCAGTCAACGGCTGTGCAAGTCACGGTGGTGTAGTTCGTGTAGCCGCCGCTGGGCACGGTGGACCCAGCGGGGCTTAGCACTTCGCCGGAAGCGTACCCTGAACTGCCACGGGCCACGGCGGCGTAATTGCCTCCAGTAAGCACGCAAGCTCGTACTCGGGTCAGCGAAGTCGCTTCAATGGCCGCGCCTGAACCGTAGGTTGTGCTTGCGGTGCTGTACCCCGCAACGCCTTCGCCGGAAACGCCGCCGATGAAGGTGACAGCCTTCATGCCACTGAGGCTGCCGGTGACCGTGGTGGCGCTGCCGTAGGCGGCCCCCGCGACGCCGCCTGGCGGGACCGCGCCGTACTCGATCGGGAAGGCTCCTTCGGTGGCCCCGTTGACGCAGACCACGTCACCTTGGCGGACCGACTCCGTGACGACGGCGTAGCCGCCGTCTTCCAGCGGCACGAAGGGGTCCGCCGACGTGACGATCGAGTCCCGGGTCGGGAACCCGCTGAGCCCGCGGTTCACAGGTCACCCCCGAAGGCGAAGACGTTGAACGTGTTCGCGGCTTCCGTCGTCGCGCGCAGGCTGTACCCGGTCGGCAGGACGATGCCGCCCGCCAGCTCGACGAGCTGCTCGAAGGTCTTGTCCGTCGCCGCGGGCGTCGTCACCGGGACGGGCACCTCGGTCAGCAGCCGGGCGTTGCTGCCGTCGTGGATGAACAGCCGCACAACGCCTGCGAGCGTGGACGCCACGGCCTTGACTGCCACGTAGTCGACGCGCGTGCCCGAAGAGCCGGCGGTAAGCACGGTGACGACCGTGCCCGTGCCGTCCCGGTACGGGTTCGCCGTCGAGACCTGGGCGACAGCGATCCTCGGGGTCGCTGCGAACTGAGGTGCGTTCGCCATCTCAGATCACTCCTTGTGCGAAGAGGGCGTAGGAGAGCGCCGCCACGCCGCCGCCGCTCCAGTAATTGGTTGTGCCGTCGCTTGCGAGGACGTGGCCGCCCTTGCCAGCTTGCGGAGGGATGACCCCGGGGATCGAGCCGATTGTGCCGCGCACCCAGGCCGTGGTCGCAACCACCGTCGAGTCGGCCGAAAGAGCGGGCGTCGGTGCACGGACCTCAGTGGCCCCATCGAGATCCACCACGCCGGTCGTGTGCGTCATCGTGCCAGTGCTGGTGGGATCGACCGTCGTCACGCGGGCCTGCAGCTCGGTCTCGACACTGTCGAAGCCGCTCTGGATGCTCAGGTACTCGCTGCGGATGGGCGACGACAGGCCCCGCGAGAACGGCACCGGCACGCCCGTTACGGTGTAGTGGGGGTTCGTCATCGTTGAAGCCTGCGGGGGGTGTAGTGCAACAGCACGGACTGCAAGGTGAAGGGGGCGCTCAGCGCATCCTTGGAGAAGAACAGCAGGCTGATGTTGCTGCTCGTGCCGTACAGGTCATACCGTGGCGGCGACAGGTAGGGAGAGTCCCACGTGAACTGGTCCCACGTGAACTGGTCCCAGAAGCCACCGGAGCCGGGGGCGTCCGTGTCCTGAGCGAAGTCACTGAGCGAAGTTGCAGCGATCGGGATCGAGTAGTCCCCGTAGTCCAGCTCGAAGGTCATGTACAGCTTCGCGTACGAGGGGACCAGCATCTCCAGCACCGCGCGCCGCCAGCGCTTGCGCACCGTCGGGCCCCGCTCGGCGTTGAAGGCCAGGCGGATCCAGGATTCAATCTCGGATCCGTCGAATGAGGTGCCGACCTCCATCTGGTAGACAAAGCCGTCGGTTGAACCGAAGAACGCGACCTCCTGTCCGTCCAGGTCCTCGTTGCTGCACGCGCACGCAACGGGGTTGGGGTACTGGATGGGCATGATCGCCCGCACGCGCCGACCGGAGATCCAGAAGACGAGGCCCCAGCCGTCGTTGAAGTACAGACGATAGTGATCTTGCGATCTCAATACGCTGGAGGCGGTCGCCGTGCCGCGGCGGGTGTTGACGAAGGGCTGCACCAGGGCCGACACGGACGCCGCGGCGAAGTTGCCGAAGTCCTGCGTCGTCGCCAGCGTGGTGGCGCCGCGATCGTCCAGGGAGATCGCCGTCGACACGTACTGGGCGGTGCGCGACAGGGCCCCGGCGTCGCCGGAGACAAGACGCAGAGTCCAGGTGTCGGTGCTGTAGCCGTACAGGATCGAGGTCTTGTTGCGCCCGTAGACCGCCAGGGCGGCTGTGTCTCCGTCGCCCGGCAGTGGCACCAGGCACGTGATCTGGTCCCCCGTCCCGATCTCTGCAGGCGTGGTGCCGACGCCCGCCCACCCACCCACCGGGTTCCCCGGGCTGGAGGCGAAGAGGGAGCCGAGGATCGCCAGGAACAGCCGGTTCTGATGCGCCGTGATGGCGGAAGGCGTGTCCGGCGTCGCCGTCGAGGTGATTCGCGTGAACGTCGTCCCGTCGAATTGGAAGGCCTTGTTCTTGCCGTCGCAGCCGTACATCTTGTACCCGTCGGCCGCGCCCGTGAAGTTGTAGTTCACGAACTCGTAGGAGCCCCCCGGGAGTTGCGTCACCCCGGTCGAGACCTCCACCCAGCCGCCGGTGGTGGCGTAGTACATGCCCGCGGAAGCACCGCCGACCTTGTTGCGGAAGGCGTAGAGCTTGCCGTTGTAGACCCACACCCCCAGGACACTGCCTTCGCCAGGAACCGCCTGGATGTCGACACGGCGATCGGCCGCCGCGAGGTTCGAGTAGGTGATGTCCGTGAGCACGTCGGCAGCAGCGCCCAAGGCCTGCGCGGAGATCGTGCCGACGGGGGAGCCGCTGACGTTGAGCGTCTCCCCGATCGTGAAGTTCCCGGAGTTGCGCCCGGTGACCAGGCTCGTCGAGGAGAGGACCGACAGCACCTTCGCGGTCTTCGAAGACGTGACCCCCGTCAGGGTGTCACCGACAGCCACGGTCCCGGTCAACGCGACCGTCAGGATCCAGTAGTCCGCCTCGCTGGGCTTCGGTCGGCCGTCGAAACGCTCGTAGCCCCCGACCCGTTTGTACCCGCCGCTGATCTCCGGGACGAAGTTGCACGCATCGATGCACGTTCCCGGTTTCAGTTGCAGTGCGGGGGAGACGAGATCGAGGCCTCCCGCGAGCTGCACGTAGGATGTCTGCACCGTCGGCATCGCCGAAGGGGCCCACGGGTTCACGCCAGGGGCTCCCCGAATCGAAGCGGCGGTAGTTGGTTGCGCTCCAGCGCGCGCATGAGAACGCCGTACTCTTCCAGAGCGAACGTCTTCACTTCGGCTGCGGCCTCGTAGCCGGCGTACTTGAGCAGGCCCCGGTACACGATGACCATCCGAAAGTCGTTCGGAATCAGCGGTTCGTCGGCGTCCGCGGTCAGCGCATGCGGTGTGCGCCAGTAGCGGCCGACGATCGTGTAGCCCGTTGCGTCGGCCTTCGGCCCCAGGACCAGGGCCTTGTCCTCCCGCTGCGCGAAGCATGTCGGGCGGCCCGGGGTCTGTGCGCCGTACTGGTAGGTGTCGCGCATGGAGTCATAGTCCCACTCGACCATGAACTGCTCGTCAGCGACGCCGATCGCGGTCTGGTAGATCCGCAGGCTCTCGGTGTCCAGAAGGTTCAGGTCCGTCGCGCTCATGTCGGTGAGCGTGTAGACCTGCTGGTCGGCAACCGTGGGGAAGGACAGGTCCTTCTTCAGGAAGTGCCACGTCTCGTGGCGCTGCTGCACATCGGTGTACGCCTTCTGTACCCACGACACGACGCGGCGGTTCTCCCCTGTCTGCCCGACCACCGACGCAGGACCTCCGCCAGGGATGCTGGCAAGCATCGCCAACTCCTGGCACAGGTCGAGGAACGTCGACATGCCATCACCCGGGGTTGCGAAGCACCGACTTCAGCCACTCGGCGCCGCGCCGGCCCGAGGGGTCGGTGACGACCTGGAAGGGGTAGGTCAAGGCGAGCACGACCTCGTCCTGGAAGCCCATCGAGCCGTCGGCGAGGGTGATCTTCTTCTGCCGCACGCGGCCCTGCTTGGCCGCCGCCAGCACGCCGACGTGGTAGCGCTTGAAGGTGTGCGTGTTGCCATCCCGAGGGTAGCAGCGGTAGTCGCCGTTGACCGCGACCTCGACGTAGCCCGGCTCGCTGTCGTTCCCAGGCTCGGGCAGCATGACATCCAGCTCCTCGGCCATGAACCGTTCGAGGTCGAACAAGTCCTTCGTCGGCGTCTTGACTTCGTCCATCGCGATGCCGGCCTTCGGCGGCGCCTTGATCTCGTCCGGCCGCGCGGGGTCGCGCAAGGACATGTTCTGGACAGCGTCGATGATGTCGACATCCGACGAGTCCACACCGGGACGCTCGAAGGGGTTCTTCGCCATTGCACTTCTCCTGTGAAGCGCCCCCGGCCTGAACCGGGGGCGCTGGGGTCATCGAAACTGCCGACCGCGCATCAGCTCAGCGTCACCACGCCGGTGGCGGAAGGCGGAAGGGCTCCGGGCACATTGACCACCGTGCCCGTCGTCATGCCGGTGACGCCGGTGAAGTTGCTACCTCCATACGACCACGTGCCAGACAGGGTGGTGATCGCCTTCAGCGTGTGGTACGCCACGGGGATCTCGGTGACCGGGACATCCGGGAACGGCAGATCGAGCGGCGCGCCGCCGGCCGATTCGAACCACCCGGTTGAGCGAATGCGCTTCGTGCCGCCGCTGTCGATCGTCCAAAGGACAAGCGCTCCCCGGAAACCCGTGGTCGGTGCCGTGACAGACAGCGCCGAACCGGCAGGCAGGGCCTTGTAGACCGAGCTGACGTGAGTTGCCGAACTGTTGGTCGTGGGAGTAGTGGTGCCCGACGGCGCCGTCGTGTTGTACGAGCCGTTGATCAGTGCGACCAAACTCGCGGTGTGCGAGTGGGTGGTCGCACCGCCCAAGCCGGCCAGGGCGAAGCCCGCCGTCGTCAGAACGAGGTTGAGGCCAGACGAGCCTTGCAGGTTGTAGCTCATGTTGAGAAACTCCTATCAGATGGGGTTGTGGGTTACACGGCAGCGCTGAACGGCGTTGCCGCAGTGCCGGTCGTGCTGACGGAACCGGCGACGAGGTACAAACCCGCCGCGATGTCGGTGAGCTCGATCCAGTCGCCTTTGATGCCGCCCTTCGTGCTGCCGTTGAGCGTGATCGTGTCGGAGTCGGCTGCGGTACCGTACCCACCGAGATCGGTTGCAGCGGCAACGGTCTGGTTGATCGTGCCCTGCATGATGTCGGTAGTGTTGCCGACCTGGATGACATCGTTGCTGCTCGTCACCGTCGTCAGCACAACGAAGCGGTAGACCGCGCCGGTGCCTTTCGCCGGAGGAAGCGTCACCGTCACGCCGGCCGCCACGTTGAAGGCCATCGTGCGGCCTGCGTGCGCTGCCGCGGTCAACGTGGTTGCAGCCGTGATCAGGATTGGCGGCACAGACGCGGCCGGGACAAAAGAGCCCCGCAAACCGTCCACGTCGCGCCCCTTCACGAGCGCCATGAAGTTGGGACTTGCCATGTGGGTTCTCCCTTCAGGGCATCACAGAGCGGTGACGGCGCACTCGAGGCGCGCCATCCAGACCTCGTTCAGGCGAACGGCGGTCTTCCAGAACTGCGCGCCGACGTAGCCGAACAGGCCCAGCGGGTTGGCGTGGGTCTTGACCTTCGGGGGCAGGTAGGTCACGTCGATCGCGCCGCGACCCTTCAAGGCGACCTGGCCCCACGACTCCTCCCCGACGATGATGTAGGGGTAGATGTCGCAGTTGCCCGAGCCCGTGCCACCGGCCGTCAGGAAGGTGTTGGAGCCGCCGTTGGCCGCACCGGCCGCCGAGAACGGACGGAACTCGGGACTCAGCACGAAGCGGTATTCGCCGACGGCGCCGATCTCGCGCTCGTGGACCGGAGAGGCCGAGCTGCCGTAGTCGACCACGTCCTTGAAGCCCGGGATGTTCTGGATGTCGTGCGCGCAGTCGGTGTGCGCGAAGACCAGCCAGCAGGCCCGAACCGCTTCCGTGCCGAAGTTGACGGAGCTCGACAGCCGCTGGGTCACGCGCATCGAGCGCGCGTTCTCCAGGGCGCGGGTGACGGCGCGGAGCTTGTTCAGGCTCACCGCCGTGTTGACGCTGCTGCGGGCCGTGGAGTTCGCGTAGAACACGTTGGTGCCGCCGCGGACGACGCCGTAGGCGATCTGCTCTTCGAGCGTGGTCATGTGCTCGGAGACGATCTTCTGCATGTCGCCGGGAACGTCGTCCTCGTAGAGGTCGGCCGTCTTGCTCGACAACTTCATCAGGACGCCGTAGTTCTGCAGGGTGCAGGTCACGTCCTGGTAGTTGATGGTCTTGGCCGACGGCGTCGTGCCTTCGGCGAGGACGTAGCTCGAGGCCGTGACTTCCGGTGCGTACGTGGTGGAGCTGGCGTCGATCGGGAGCGCGCGACGGAAGACCGTGGTGTCGGTCTTGTTCATCGGCTGCTCCTTCTGAGCGCCGAACGTCGACAGCACCTTGAGCGGGACGGCATGCTTGAGCATGGCCCGCTCGGCAGCGATCAGGTTGCGACTGGGGACGAGGGAATAGGTTTGCATGATGGGTTCCTTCAGCGACGCGCCCGTTGTTCGGCGCGTTCCTTGGCGTCAAGGTAAGCCCAGATCTCAGCGGGGTCCGTCATCTCTTCGAACGGCTTCGCCTTGATCGAGGATCCGGCGTTGCCTGTCGGGAGGCGGGCTGCTGCTTCCAGGCGGCGTTGCTTGGTGTCGTCCGCAGGCTTGGCCCGCGGGTAGGCGAGGTCGAGGAGCTTGATGGCGTCCTGCGGCTTCGCTGATTCCGCGAGTGCCTTCACGTCCGGTGCCTGCCGATCCAGCCAGGCGTTGAACTCCGGTGTCGCGACCCTCTCTTGCCACCCAGGATGCGCCAGGTCGACCGGCAACTCGCGGCGCTGCTTCTCCAACGCCTGTTGCTGGGCCTGTTGCTGCTGCGCCAACTCGGCGATCTTGGCGTTGACGGCGCCCTCGATCTCGGCCTCCCTTGCCTTCAGCATCTTGCTGAGGGGGGTGGCGAATTCGGGGTAGTCCCGCACAAGTTCGTCCAGCAGCGCATTCGGATCGTCCCCGCTTTCCTTCGGCGGCGCCTTGGCGCCCTTCGGGTTGGCGAGAGCCTGTGAGAGCTGACTCATCAGCCCGCCGATGCGACCCTCGACTGCACGCAGTCGGTCTGCCTGGCGGCTGTTGATCTGCTCCAAGGCGGCGATCTTCTCCTCCAAGGGGGGCCTCGACTCGGAGACCGGCGCGACGGCCGCCGGCTCGGCGGGAGCATCGGCAGCGGCCACGGGGGCGGTTGCCTGCTCTGCCGGCGCGGTGGACTGCGCCTCGTCCTTGGCCGGAGTGTCCTCCGGCGGGGGCGCGCTCTCCTCGCGGTCGAGTTCGTTCCAGATCTGGTCGGCTTGCCGGCCAGCTTCCTCTGGGGTCAGGAGCGTCGAGTCCTCGGGCATGGGGTTGGGTCAGGAGGGGGTGTCCGCGTCCGCGGACGGGAGCAGAGCAGCACTTGCCATCCAGGCACGTGGGTCTGCGCGATCCTCTCCGGGCACCTCGTCGGCGAGCCGGAGAATCTTCTTGAGAGCTGTGACCTTCCCACGGAGGAATGCCGTCTCGGTGGGTCCCAGCGACGCGTTGTCATTCGCCACCCGGAGCGCAGCGATCTCGGCGAGAAGGGTTTCCTTCAGCCGGGCCCACGTCCGGGTGTTGAAGTCTTCGAGCAGCAAGGGGGTGGTCATGGCGTAGTGCGAATGGTAATGCATTCGCATCAGTGCGACATCATCGATCCGGGATTCACATGCATGAACCCGACGAAGCCGCGCGGCACGCCGTCGGCGTCGCCGGGGCCCCCGGTGTCGAGCGGAAGGAGGCCCTGCACGGCGATCAGCAGCGGGGTCGAGTCGACCCCCTGGGTGGCGATCGTGTAGGGGTCCATGTCAGGTCCTCGTCACCGTCACCGTGCCGGCGACGTTGTCGATCGTCTGCGCAACCACGCCGGCATCGCGGCTCGTGGCGGTCACGGTCAAGGGAAGTCCGTTCCGCAGCCCGTGGATCAGGTGGAGCTCGTTCAGGTACTCCAGGATCAGCACGACGTTCTCCTCCGCCGTGTACCCGTTCGACATCACGTAGCTCCAGATCTCCTGGGCAGTGGGGCACGTACCGCCACTGCCGAGAGAGATCGTGGCATCCCGTCCGGCTGCCGTCGCCGCTGCAATGGCGGCGTTGATCGTTGTGCCGAGGGAGATCGCTGCGGCCTGCCCCTCGGCAGTCGCTGCGGCGATGGCAGCGTCGATCGTGCGGCCCAGCGAGACCGCTGCGGCCTGGCCCTCGGCAGTCGCCGCGCCGACGAGGGCGTTGATCGTCGCGCCGAAGGAGATTGACGCTTGCAGACCTTCTGCTGTGGCAGTTCCGACCGTAGCGTCGATCGTCGTGCCGAGCGAGATGGAGGCGGTCTGTCCGGCTGCCGTCGCCGCACCGATACCGCAAGAACATTGGCGACCGAAGACCAGAGGCTGCAGATCGGGGAGTACGTCGTCGGTGAATCTGCCGACTCCTGTTACCCGAACATCATCTGTGTACCCGATCCACTCGTCAGTCAATACAGGCCCGGGCGAATACTGCTGCGTTCCGGTGCAGACGGCACCTGAACTGCTGGACGACATCCCTTTGCCTGTCGCGTCACCTGTGCCCACCAAGACCCCGTCCTGGAACAGGTACAGAGAATTGCCGACTTTGGATGCCGCAGTGTGGACCCATTGACCGGACGGGAAGTCATCCGCCGCACTAAACGAAAGTGTGTTGCCGGCGCCGCTTTCGAGGTACACCGTCAATTTACTGTTGTAGACCCCGAGGTTCACCCTGTTTGTCGCTGAACTCCCGTACTGCACTATGTGGCGATACCCGCCGGTGCCTCCAGACTTGTAAGCCCAGGCCTCTACCGTAAAGTCTTCCGCCGAGCCTATCGCGATGGTGCTGGCGGATCTGAAACTGCTTTCCTTATCGGCGGCCGTGTTCTTGTAAGTGTTAGCACCAAAATGCTGATAGTCGTTTGATACGACAGCGCTGCCGTATCGGGTGACAGCAGGCCCGATAAGAACCGACGGGGTGGTTGTACCGTCGGCATCGTTGAACAGTATGGCGAACTTTACATACTCTATGTAGGGGTCGTACAGGGAACCCAGCGAGATCGACGCGGCCTGCCCGGCTGCCGTCGCCGCGCCGACCGTGGTGTTGACCGTCAGGCCGAGTGAGATCGACGCGGTCTGCCCGGCTGCCGTCGCATCAGCTACGTCGCATGCGTAATTGGTTCTGAACCCGACGGATGCGACGTTCGAGTAGCTTGAAACGCCATCGTAGTAGACCCAGGCGAGCTCGTAGAGTTTCGCCTTAGTCAACCCCGTGAGCCGCGTTCCACTGACTGGTGAAGACTGGCCGCTTGCCGCGACGCTCCCGGAGCCGGTTGCGGCGCTGCCGTCGCCAGCAAGCCCACTTACGATCTGCGCATCCGACGGGATCGGATGCGTTTCAAGCTGAACGATCCAGTAGTACGCTCCGCTG